ATGACATTCGAGCATACTTGAAAGAATACGAAATCAAAGTAGGCAAGAAAGTAGACGTATTACTAGTAGACTACTTAGACTTGTTGATGCCCGTGAGCAAGAAGATTTCGCCGGCAGACTTGTTTATCAAGGACAAGTATGTGAGTGAAGAATTACGTAATCTAGCAGTGGAAAAGAACTGTGTGTTCGTGACAGCGGCACAGTTGAACAGAGGTGCTGTTGAAGAAGTCGAGTTTGATCACAGTCACATCTCAGGTGGACTCAGTAAGATTCAAACAGCAGATAACGTGTTTGGTATCTTTACAAGTCGTGCTATGCGTGAGCGTGGTCGCTATCAAATCCAGTTAATGAAGACACGTTCAAGCAGTGGCGTTGGTATGAAGATCGATCTAGAATTTAATCTTGAAAGTTTAAGGATTAGTGATTTGCCTGAAGATGAACAAGAGCATAGCGGTGCTACTAGTAGAGGAAATTCTAGCATTATAGATAGTATAAAACGTAAAACAGCAGTAGCTAGTATTGACTCGAACACAGGTGAAATTTTAGCAGATCCTACACAAGGCGCCTCTTTAGGTAAAGTTCGTGCAACTGTTGAATCTACTAAACTTCGTGAAATACTAAACTCTATGAATGATGAAGAATAAAAAAGTTGCATTATTAAAATGGTTTCCAGAAGAAGGTGAAGCTATTGAAATTGATTGGCCTAAAGTACATAAGACATTAGGGCTAGATCATGCTAAATGGTTACTAGCACAACCGCGTAGTGTCTGCCAATTAGTGCTTGAACGTAATAATACACATTGTCGTTTAGTAGCAGAATTTTACAATGATCAAGTGCTGGCCATTTATCGTTTAATGTGGGCTAAATAATGAATGCGTCTAAGAGAACTACAAGAACGATCAGATCTAATCACAGTTAATCGCCGCCTTAATCCCAAGATATGGGACGGTGACACACTAGACCCAGCTGTTGCAGCTAAACTAAAAGAAATTGCTCTAGCCTTTGAAGAATTTATTGGTATTGACCTCGATGTGGTAGATTACACAATTACAGGGTCTAATGCCAACTATACCTGGACCGAGCACAGCGACCTAGATCTACACCTTATTGTTCAAGGCACAGTAGATGATGCTTCTAGAGAATTATTCAATGCCAAAAAGGCACTCTGGGGCGAGCAGCACAACATCACTATCAAAGGCCTTCCTGTTGAATGTTATGTACAGGGGCAAGAAGAAGAACACCACAGCACTGGAGTTTATAGCATAGCTAACAATCAATGGCTGGTTGAACCAAAGAAAATAAAACCAGAAGTAGATGACAGTGCTGTGGAAGCTAAAAAAGATTCTGTAATACACGACATAGAAAATGCTCTGTTAAGCAAAGATCTTAATCGATTAAGAACGGTAAAAGAAAAGATCACTAAAATGCGTCAAGCAGGACTAGAACGTGCGGGTGAGTGGTCAGTAGAAAACCTAGTTTTCAAAATACTTCGAAACCTAGGTCTTATTGATGAAATTACAGATAAGATTCGTGAACTAGAAGATCAAGAACTGAGCCTAGAGCAGGCTCAACAGTTAAACTAATTAACTTTTTCTATCACCAAACAACTGCAACAAATTGATAAACAAGTTGATGAAATCCATATACAATGTTAGTGCGCCACGGATTTCTGCAACTGAGGTATCACCGGCTTCTACACTGAGTTCTTCACGGATTTTCTGTGTATCATAAGCAGTTAAGCCAAGAAAGATAATAATTGCTAACGCAGAGATTACCATCTGCATTACAGTTGAGCCGATAAAGATGTTCACGATGCTAGCAATAATAATAGCAATCAATCCCACAAACATAAACTTGCCAAGACTATCTAAACTCTGTTTAGTAAAGTAACCATACCCGCTCATAACTCCAAACAGGATTGCTGCACCCATGAATGCACTCACAATACTGCCCATAGTAAATATGGCAAAGATCATTGCAAAGCTGAGCCCCATTAGAGCGGCAAAACCATGTAGGCATGCCTGTGCTACGCCTTTACTGGGATTATTTCCTAACACCATAGCAATACCAAAGATTGCCACAAGTGGTGCAAAGATCACGATCCACTTTAGAACTCCTGTAAAAAAGAATTCCAGCAACTCTGGGCTTGTGCCTACAAAGTAACTAACAATCATAGATACAATGACAGCTAGACTCATGTGTCCGTAGACACGACCCATTGCTGAATTGATTTCGCTGGCGGAACGAAAGTCCGAAATACCGCCTGTGTAATTTGTTCCAAACATACTAGTCTCCTTATGTATATTATATATTATATAGCAATTTGTTTAAATTGTCAAATGAAAACTTCATTAAGTCTATTGGTTTTACCGTTTACTAATCCTCTAGGAAACACATTAAAACTGATAGTGTGTCTAACGTTTTCATCTTCGGGCAGCACTGTGGTAAAGTGAGATAACCAGCTAGGGAATAAAATTAACGAGCCTTTTTGAGACTCACTGGCCCACGGACGCATTGCCCAGTTTGAAGGAGTAGCTACCGACAACAAATTGATATTGTGCCTAGGATCTTCAAAACAGGTATGTGCTTTGGAATCAGTAAGGTAATAAATGCCGCTGATAAAACTATTAGGATGTATGTGAGCATGGTGCATATTCAAGGGATGGCATTTGTTGGCCCAGGACAAACAAATTTCAAATCGGTCACAGTCAAATTGAAAACTAGAATGGAACTCAGCTAAACATTGATTTACCCAGTCATAGAAAAATTTAAAATCAGGATCTAATTCCAAATGATTATCAATGGTTTGAAATGGTTGTACAGCATTAGTATAGGGTTTTTGATCCAGAAGTTTTTGCAATCTATCACAGTTTAATTTGCTGTTAGGATCTTGAAACTCTATGATAGTAGTAGGAAAGATATCGATGGTCTTAAACATATACAATTATATATCGATCAAATCTCGGTGTTATAGATTTTGTGAAATGTAAATAGTTACTATGAATATAGTTAATCTTCCTAACCTTGGTGTTGTTGAACATCAATTTACAGCTCAACAGCTAGAACCTATTTGGCAAGAAGTTCGTAAGATTCAGGCAGACTTTGAAAATAGTGAAAAATATAACAGAGGGCTTGTAGGAAATATCAAACACGAATACGTGTTAAAAGATTCAATGACATATATTGAAACATTGATGCTGCCCTTGATTGCCGAGTACGAAAAAAATTATCGTTACCTAGACAAGCTTCGTGTTAATTCTCAAACAACCTCTGTGACTTTGCAGGCAACCCCCTGGGTGAATTTTATGGCTGCTAACGAGATTAATCCTCTGCACAATCACAGCGGAGTACTAAGTTTTGTGATTTGGTTACAGATACCGTTTGATCGCAAAAAGGAAATAGCCAAGTTTCCAGACTTGAATCCAGCAGGAGTAGTTGCTGGTAGTTTTGAATTAGTATTTCTAAATGTTATAGGGCAAATGTCTGCCTATCGAAAACTGCTAGATACAACTCACGAAGGCGGCGCAATCCTTTTTCCAGCATCAATGAGTCATATGGCGTATCCGTTTACAGAAAGCAACGGCAAGTATAGGATCAGCGTGTCTGGAAACTTTGTGTTTAACTTCGGTTAAATTTGCTAGGTACGTAGGATTGTACAAACCCTTGCCAGGTCAATCTGGTTCGCTGTTGCATTTTCACTGCCAATTGATCAGCAACTTCCTGAGCCTGTGCTCGTTGACCCATTGTGAATCTATTGTTGGTTAGATCCTGAGTCTTTACAGTTTCTCCGGTTTCTACGCATCGAGCTTTAGGTAAAAGGTATTCAGTCATGTTATTCTCTTTTAGATATTTATCAAATCAACCTTTATAAATACGCTGTGAACTGCCAAGACTTTATCTTAGAAATACCAAATTTCATCAACAGCGACTACTGCAAAGTATATGTGGAATATTTCCATAAAATGCAGAGTCTAAATCTAGCCTATTCGAGACAACAAGCCAATGATGGCCGTAGTCATCAAAAACAAGATACTACTGCTTTTTTAATGGCTCCTGAAATATTTCTACGGGCTGATAATCCTTTAAATGCACAATTTATAGATCAACTATGGAAAGCCTATGATAGTTATGCCGATAATTTCAGCATACTGCGAGATACCGCTACTAGCAGTGTTCAAAGCATAAGACTACAAAAAACAGAACCTGGAGAAGGGTATCATATTTGGCATTTTGAAACAATGAGAAAATCTACTGCGGATAGACATCTCAGTTGGATGTTGTACCTCAATGACATTAATGAAGGCGGTGAAACAGAATTTCTCTACCAAAAACGTAGAGTGTCCCCCAAGCAGGGAACGCTGTTAATTTGGCCTAGCGGGTTTACTCATACACACCGAGGAAATCCTCCTCTAACCGAAGTTAAATACATTCTTACAGGATGGTTTGAATACAACCACCAGGAACCTCATGCAACTATCAATAAACGAATTTGAAAAACAACTCACAGTGCCTGTGAGATTTTGGGAATTTCAACTGCCAGAATGCGCAGAATATCCAGTAGAACAGGTGCATCTAGACATAGAAAATGTCATACGACAATCCGGAGATGTGAGAAAGCACTCTACCAATGTCAAGGCCATTATGACTGACTGGCTGATGACTGATCACCGCTGTTTTAAAGTAGTAGCTGATCATGTTGAATCTATAATACAACAGTGGTATAAACAGCATACCAGTCTTGATCTAGAAACATTTATGACCACCTGTTGGGGCAGTATCTATGGGCTAGGTGACTATAGTGAGCCACATGCTCACACTCCTGCACTTTACAGTTGGGTATATTATGTCAAAGTTTCAGAAAGAACCAGTCCTATAAGATTTCTCAGTGATCCCAGCTGGACTTATTATCCCAAAAGCGGCGACGGTATCATTTTTCCAGGTTGGCTACAGCACGAGACTCCACGGCAGCTGGTAGACGAAGATCGTGTGATTGTGGTAGGTAATGTTGAAGGCACAGGTGGAGTTACTTACCCACAGGTGCCTAGACGGTTCTTAAACGTAAAGTAACTTAGGTAAAATCCAAATACCAAGTGACGTCAGCACTAGGAGTCACAAAGTCC